AACACAAGCACTTTTTGGCAGAATGTGAGTGGTGTACTTATTAGGTTTTGTGTAGTCACACATTTAGGTTATATTTGTACCATGGGGAGAAAGAGAACGCCTACAGCAATGCTTAAAGCGCAGGGCACATTCAGAGACGACAGACACGGAAGTAAGATGGAGACACCGGTTTCGATACCTAGACCTCCGGCTATACTGAGCGAGGTAAGTCAAGATGCTTACGACTTCATTACAACCAGATTGCACAATATGGGCATCGTTGGTGAACTAGATGGTTTTGCACTTCAGATGTTAGCAGATGCGTGGGAGGATTATATCTCAGCTCGCAACGTGATCAGGGAGAAAGGACCCACCTACACCACAGAGACAGCAGGTGGGGACCTTATGTTCAGACCTAGACCTGAGATGGCTATGATGACAAATGCTTGGGACCGCGTGAAGAAGATGCTATCGGAATACGGCCTTACCGCTGCATCCAGAGCTAAGATCAACGTACAAGAGCAAGTTGAAGACATTGAAGACCTACTAGCGTGATAGACAAAGACAAGGCCAGAAAGGTCGTTAACTTTATTGAACGTATATGCACCCACGTTAAAGGGGAGCTAGCAAACAAGCCGTTTCTATTAGAGCAGTGGCAGAAGGATTACCTCATAGAACTCTTTGGTAATGTAAACGATGATGGGCTGCGACAGTACAGAACATCGTTTGTGTTTCTGCCTCGGAAGAATGGTAAGTCTAACCTCATTGCAGCAATGGGTCTTTACATACTATTCCTTGATGACGAACCCGGTGCGGAGATATATATCGCAGCAGCAGACAGAGATCAGGCAAACGCCATCTTTGAGGTACAGAAACAGATGATACTCAATAGTAAGTACATGTCTGACCGCTGTAGGATATTTCGTAACAGTATCGTGCTTAACGGGACCAATTCCTTCGTAAAAGCCATATCAGCAGACGCTAAGACAAAACACGGCTTCAACGCACACGCTGTACTATATGATGAGCTGCATGCAGCACCATCAAGAGAATTATGGGAGGTATTGACCACATCTACCGGTGCAAGGACCCAACCACTGGTTGTAGGTATCTCTACCGCCGGGCATGACAAGGGTGGGCTGTGTAAAGAGCTTTATGGCTACGCTAAACAGATAAAAAGCGGCGCGGTTAAGGACAGCACGTTCCTGCCTGTGATATATGAGGCTGACATAGACGATGACATCTTTGATCCTAAGACTTGGTACAAAGCAAATCCAAACTTAGGCATCAGCATCAGGCCCGACTACTTCGATATGATGTCAGAGAAGGCTCGCATCATGCCTACCGATGAGGTAGCGTTCAGACAGCTTCACCTAAACCAATGGGTTGGAGCGTCCGAGGGTTGGATAACAGACCACGATTGGATGGAAAGCGCCGGTGAGGTCAACATAAATGAACTTTTAGGGGAGAAATGCTACGGAGGGCTTGATTTGGCTGCTACAGAGGACGTTTGTTCGTTCTGCCTTATGTTTCCACAACCAGATGGTGTTATGAAGATCCTGATATGGAACTTCGTGTCTTCAGCGGCAGTAGAGCGCAGAAGGGGTAAAACAGGCGCTGCATACGACGCTTTCGTTACAAAAGGTGATTTAATCGTCACAGACGGCAATTCAACGGACTACGACTACATATTCCGTAAGATAACCGAGTGTGCGGAGATGTTTGACCTACAAAGCACTGCTTTTGACCGTTTTAACTCATCTTCATTAGTACAAAGGCTTATGAGAGAGGGCTTAGACATGGACCCATACGGTCAGGGATTTGTTTCTATGACACCTCCGATCAGGGAGATGGAGATAATGGTAAAGCAAAAGAAATTACACCACGGAGGCCACTCTATGTTAAGATGGATGGCGTCCAATATACAGGTGAAGCAGGATGATGCCCTTAACATTAAGTTTTCGAAGGCTCGTTCACAAGACAAGATTGACGGTATAGTAGCACTTGCTATGGCTGTCGGTGAATGGATGACCTGTAACCGTGAAGGTGACGGGTCGTCAGTATATGAAAGTCAAGGACTTAGGGTTCTTTAATTAATCAATCAATTTAACAATGAAACCAGATAGAGCAACACTAGAATCGTTCGTGGAGCATTTCAATAAACTAAATACAGAGTTTGGAATGAAATACACGGCTTACAGGCAGACAGAGGCCGAACACCTTACATTGTTCGGTAAAAACCGCTTCGCCTCGTATCAATCCTTTATTAATGCAAAGAAGTACCATAATGTCGACCAAAAAGAGTACTGAGGGACAAATCCATGTAATAATGGATGAGTTGGCTGAGTTTATCGTCCGAAAGAACATTACCTATGGTGATTCACTACAGAATCCTGTTAGGGTGTTTAGTAAGGCTACAGGTGTGGAAAGCATCAGTGGTCGTATCGATGATAAGCTATCTCGTATACAAGCGGTAGGTGTCAATGATGACACGATAGACACGGTAAAGGATTTGATTGGGTACTTCGTCCATCTCATTATTGCTTACGAGAAAGAGTAGTCATTCAGGGTAGTGGGGGGTAGAGGTATGTATCTTTTCCTAACCACCTGTGGTGGGGCAAACATACATACCTCCCCGCACAATAGCAAGGCAAACTTATAAACAGAGGTGTTTGTATCTTTAATTAGATTGATTCCAAATAACTTGCTATTGGTAAAAGGATTTCGTATCTATGCACATAGATAATTATCTTTTTACGTCATCGCAGAGAAAAATACATTACTAGGTAAAGTGGCTTCCCTTTTTAGGACAAGCCCAGAAAACCCGTCTACAAATCTTAGCAACCCAGCAGGGTGGCTTTTTGAAGCGTTAGGCGCATCCCAATCTAAGGTTACGGTCAATGAGCGTACCGCTATGAACTTTTCAGCGGTATGGGCATCTGTTCGTATTCTTTCAGAGACAATCGGATCACTACCCTTACATGTATATCAATTCGATGGTGGCGTAAGACGCGTGAGCGATTCACACCCCACAACAGCGCTTCTAAACAATCCCAACGGAATGATGACTCCGATGGTGATGAAAGAGACGATGATGGCGCATCTATGTCTTCACGGCAATGCGTACATCGCAATAGAGAGAGATAACGCAGGAAGACCAGTTAGACTCATACCATTACATCCTTCACGCGTTAGTGTGACCGTCGAAGACGGGGAGAAGGTGTTTATCGTAGACGAGAGACAAACTTACTTGGATTTTGAGATGATACATATCCCCGGACTATCTTTCGATGGTCTGGTGGGTATCTCTCCTATTGCAGCCGCTAAAGACACATTTGGTCTAGGTTTGGCAGCAAACAAGTTCGGTAAGGCGTTCTTTGAGAATGGAGCCAACGTAGGCGCTACATTAAAGCACCCCGGTAGGCTCACAGATGAAGCGTACAAGCGTTTGAAGAACTCATGGGAGTCAAGGTACTCCGGGCTTGGAAACAGCCACAAGACAGCCATCTTAGAAGAGGGCATGACTATTGAGAAAACCATCATCCCTCCAGACCAAGCGCAGTTCTTACAGACAAGACGCTTTCAGGTAGAAGAGGTAGCTCGTTGGTTCTTAATCCCCCCACACATGTTGGGTGACTTGAGTCAGTCGTCAACCAGAGCAAACATTGAAGAGCAGGGTATCTCTTTCGTGCGTAACACTATCCGACCATGGGCAGTGCGTATCGAAGAAGAGTTTAACGCCAAGCTCTTAGGTAAAGGTGACAAAGCATACTTCATTGAGTTTAACATCGATGGCCTATTGCGAGGTGACCTTTCATCAAGATATAAGGCATACGCCGTAGCTAGACAGTGGGGATGGATGTCTGTCAATGATATTCGCAAGAAAGAGAACATGAACCCACTTGATGCAACTGGTGACATTTATTTGACACCGTTGAACATGGTCGAAGCAGGTGATCAAAATACACAAAGTGATGAGTGATATAAAATTAGGTCAATTTGTTCGTTGGTCCAACAGCAACGGAGAATACGCCCAAGGTCGCGTGATAGCAATGGAGGATGGAATCGCCACTATCCGCGGCTTTTCATACAATGGTGACTTCAATGCATTTGAAGCCCGCGAGTCAGAGCCATTGAAGCTGGCCGTAGATGCCATTGAGTCTTATGGTAAGGAGTTACGCAATGGCGTAGACCTCCTTGAACGACGTAACGCTGACATGCGCGTTGAAAGCACAGGTAAGAGCGTCAGAGGTTATGCTGCTGTGTTTGATAGCGTATCAGAAGACCTTGGCGGTTTCGTTGAATACATCGAACCCCGTGCATTTGATAAGGTAATGGACAAC